GGGATGTTATTTATATTTGCATAGGTGGGTACATTGGAGCTAGAACTATAGAGAAAACAGTTGATAAAGTAAACATGAAAGATTTCTTTGATAATTATAGAAAAAAGAAAGGTTATGTATCTCAAGATCAGGTCGATATTGTAAATGCAATGAATAAAACAAATAAGAAATAAAAATATGATAATATAAAGTCAAATATTAACAGTATTAAAAGAGATATTCATGCTACTTTTAGTACCAGTCCTAGGTATAATTCTAAACGTTTGGCGTAAATTACGTATAAATGTAGAAAATAATACTAGAGATATACATAAATTAAAAATATCTCAAGCTGTACATGATACAGTAGTTACTGAAATAGATAAAAAACAAGATAAAATGGATCTCAAACTAGATAAAATTGTTGAGAAACTATCTAACAAGGTGTTATAGAATATGTTAGAAAATATATTAGTAGTAGATGATGATGAAATAGTTCTAGAGTCAATGAGACGGGTTATAACATCAGCAGGTTATGGTTTTACCGGTTATTTAGATCCAATTAAAGCATTAGATGAATATAAACATGATTATTATTCGCTAGTGCTAACAGATTTCAGAATGGGTATAGTTGATGGTATAGAATTTATAGAAAAGCTTACTGAAAAAGATAAAAGTATACCTATTGTTGTAATATCATCTAGTGAGCCACCAGTTGATCAAGTTCTTTCAGCATTTATAGCTGGAGCAATATCTTTCATATTCAAACCTGTTGATAAAGACATATTGATCGCAAAAATTAATTCAATTATAAGAGTTATAAACTCGATAAAATAAGGGATAAGCATGGATAAAGTAGCAAGATATGTATCACTTTCGGCTTTTTATATTTGTAATATATTATTTATATTTTCACTATTTATCTATGTACCCTTTACAGCTATTGTATTTCCACTTTTAGCTGTTCAAGCATTAAATACTATAACTTTAATATATCTTACAATAATTACTTTTATAAATAAAGTTATAAATAAGGTGTAAAATGAGTAAAGCACATGAACCAAACGACATACTCACAGCTAAAGTCAAATGCTGGGCTGAATGGTTGCCAGAGCGTATCATAGCAAAACGGATTAAAGTAAGTGTTCCGACTTTACGTAAATATTATAGTGAAGTACTACATGATGCACCACTTGAACGTGACATGGCAGTAGTTAAAGCATTATATGCAAATGCTGCTGTAAATGGTAATGTCACAGCTCAAATATTTTGGATTAAATATCGAATGGGCATTAAAGACGATGGATCAATGAATAATGCTGATAGCTATGGTCAAGAACCACAACCACTTAATATAAGTTTTGATGTTCAACAACCAGTTGCAGATATAACTGTTACAGAGGGTAAAGAATCAAAGAAAGAGGCTTAATAATAAGATGAAATTGAATGCTGCGCAGTACATATTCATGAATCAATTAAAAACCAAATTTATGGCATATGTTGGTGGTTTTGGTAGCGGTAAAACATTCACTGGTTGTTTATATATGTTAGTATGGATGGGTAAATATCCAGGTACAACATGTGCTTATTTTGGTGTTACTTATCAAAGTATAACAGATGTGTTTTATAGTACATTTGAAGAAGCTGCAACAATGTTAGGTTTTACAATTGATATAAATATTGGGCGTAAAGAGATTTCAATATTTAGAGATGGTATATATTACGGAATGATTCTTTGTAGAACATTGGATAAACCAGAGAAAATAATTGGTTATAAAGTATCGCTAGCAATGGTTGACGAATTAGACACATTACCGAAAGCTAAAGCCTTATTAGCTTGGAACAAAATTATAGCACGTTTAAGATTAGAAATTAAAGATGTTATTAATAAAATCATTGTCACGACAACGCCAGAGGGTTATGGTTTTGTTTATGATATGTTTAAAGATGAACCGACTGAATCGTATAGCATGGTTCAAGCATCTACTTACGAAAATGCTGCAAATTTACCAGCAGACTATATTTCATCATTATATGAAACATATCCAAAGGAATTAATAGAAGCATATATTAATGGTGACTTTGTTAATTTAAATTCAGGTACTGTTTATAGTTCATTTGATAGAAAGATTAACTCATCTAATGAAACAGTACAGGGCGATGAAGATTTATTTGTCGGCATGGATTTCAATGTAAATAAGATGGCAGCAGTTGTATTTGTTAAAAGATATGACGATAAAAACGAATTAAGTGTACATATAGTTGATGAAATAATGATGTTAGAGAACACAGAAGCAACATGTACAGAATTAAGAAGAAGATATAAAACGAATAAAATAACAGTTTATCCTGATTCAAGTGGTAAAAATACAAAATCATCAACAATGAAAGGTGCAAGCGCATCAGATTTAGCAGTAATTATGGATAGAAAGAATGGGTTTGGATTTAAATGTATTTATGATTCAGCTAACCCAAGAGTTAAAAACCGTATCATGTCATGTAATAAAGCATTTGAAAACTTAAAATGCTTCATAAATCCAAAAAAAGCTAAACTAACAATTAAATCAGTTGAGCAACAAATATATGTTAATAGTGAACCAGATAAAAAGAGCGACACAGATCATCCGGTCGATGCGATGGGTTATTTCTTAGTTAAAATGTTTCCAATTATTAAACCGATACGTAAAATTAAAGTGGGGTATGCAGCATAATGAGTATTATAAACAAAGTGTCTACTCCTAGTCAGTATTATTTAGATAATATTGAGAAATGGAGGTTAAATAGATTAGTAGAATCATCAGATATAACAATCCAAACAAACTGGAAAGAACACTTATTCTATCCTAGAAAATGGGAAGTTAGTAATTTAGCAGAAGCGCAACAAGAAGCTTTTATAAGTGGTGCTTCACTATTGCCAGCTTTAAGAAGAACAATAAGCGGTAGCCTAGGTTTAGTGTTTAGAAAACCAATGGAAGTTAACCTTGATCCTAAATTATCATATTTAGAATACAATGCAAATGGTAACGGTGACAGTTTACGACAACTAACACATAAAGCTACTTTTGAAGTACAATTACAGGGATATGGTGCTTTATTAGCAGACTATGCAGATGTAAGCCAGCTTGAAGCAGAAAGCGGTAGAAAGCTTTCAAGAGATGAAAAGAATAAATTAAATGCACGCGGTACAATACAGCTCTATAATGCTGAAAATATTATAAATATTTACACTGTTAGGGTTGGTAGTGTTACAATAGTGCAACAAGTTGTTTTGTCAGAGTCATATGAAGATAGAGAGAATCAATTCACAAGTAAGACAAAGACACAATATAGAGTATTACTATTAGATGAACAAGGCTATTATAAACAAGAACTGTATAGACCAGAGAAGCAAAATAATAATGTAAATATGGAATTAGTTGCAACATATGAACCGAGAGATTCAAGCGGTGCTAGAAGAACATCAATACCAATTAGTTTTTTTGGTGCTGAATCTAATTCTTATATACCAGGTGCTTCACCAAGTTATGACTTAGCTAGAATGAATTCAAAGCATTTAGAACTATCAGCAACAAGGTTTGAGTCAATAAGACAGCTTGCACCTACGTTATTTTTCAACATGGGTATGAATTACGATGAAGAATCATTTAAAGAAGATTATCCAGATGGTGTGGTCCTTGGTGGTTGGGGTGGTATTAGACATGGTGATGGCGGTGGGGCTACAATAGTACAAGCTAGTCCAAATGACGCTGCATCAGATGAAATGTTAAAGATTGAAGAAAGAATGGTACAGTCAGGCGCTTTACTTATAACACCAAAAACATCAAATGTTAGTGCTGAAACTTCAATTATTCAACGTAGTACAGATAGTTCAATACTTGGTATGAGTGTAAGAAACATTGAAGAAGCATTTAATGAGCAACTTAATTTTGTATCTGAATCAGAGGGTGCAGCCCCTGATAGTTCAACAGTTGATATAAATAGAGACTTCTTTGACTTACCAATGAATGCTCAAGATAGAGCAGCGTGGGCACAAGACCTGATGACTGGAAGTGTTACAATAGATGAGTATAGAACAGCATTAAATAAAGCAGGTCATTTACCAGATAGTAGCATGGAACTTAACGACGAAATTGTTATTGAAAACAGTGAAGAAGTTGTTGCAATCAATGAAGAAGATAATACTTAAAATTCCCGATCGGTAACTTTATTATATATTTATGCAAATAATGATAATATATTCCCGAACGGTAATAATAGAGGTTTTAAAAGATGACTACGAATAACTTATTATTAGATGCGAATACAAAACATCAGCTATCAGTTATTCAAGTTGGTCAACAATCTGCTTTGAAGTTTCTACCATATTTAAAAGAAGCTAGGGAAGAGATAACAAAGCAATTACTTAAAGCTGAATCAATAATAACTAAGAAAGAACTTAACGAATTAAATAGAATAATTGAGAAAAAGTTAATAGAGATTTATAGTAAATATCCAAAAGTATTATTAAAAGACAATAAAGAACTTGTGAAAGCAGAGTTTAAGTTTCAAAAGTCAATATTAAATGAAGCAATAACAGCAGCACCAGCAATAACATTACCAAATATTGATAAAGCAATAGCCACTATATTAAACACACCTATTTCATTGGGTGTTAAAGGTGGTGGTTTTTATTATAATGAAATATTGAAAGGCTTTGCTAAACAAGAAGCTAAACGTGTTAGAAGTAGAATAACAGCAGGCTATTTTAATAGTGAAACAGTTGCTCAAATAGCACAAGCAATAAGTGGCACTAAGCGAAATGGTTATAAAGACGGTTTATTAAATGTTACTAGAGCAAATGCTTATACAATAGCTAAAACAGGTACTACACATACTCAAGTACAAGCAGCTACATCAGTATTTAAAGATAATAGTGATATAATAGACAGATATCAAATACTTTCAACATTAGATAGTAAAACATCTCTTAAATGTAGAAGTCTAGATGGTCAAGTATTTAAAATAGGTCAGGGGCCTTTACCAGCTTTTCACCCTGGATGCAGAACAGCAATAACAAGTGTTTTAAAAGATAAATATAACATACCAAGCGCAAAAGCAGACAGATTATCTGAAACTGGTGATGTTGGTGCAAATACAACAGCATACGGTTGGCTTAAGAGACAACCATTAGACATACAAAATCAAGCTCTCGGTAAAGAAAGGGCATTAATATTTAGAAATTCTGGATTGAGTCCAGAAGAGTTTAGAAAAGCATCAGTAGATCAATTCTACGAACCGCTTACTATAGCTCAAATGGCAGTAAAAGATAAAAGAATAGCAGACTATATAAAGTCAACAAGTCAATCATAAACAGGTGGAGCCTATAACATGAGTGAAGAAAACAATACAGAAAGTGCAGCGGCAGAGCCAACAGCACCAATAGAAACTAAAATGTACTCGGAAGAAGAAGTACAGGGATTACTTCAAAGTAAGAACGATGTGTTAGCAGAAAAGAAAGCATTAGAATCAACATTAAAAGAATTACAATCAAATGCTGAAAAAGAAAAAGAAGCTAAACTACATAGTGATGGTAACTATGAGGAATTAAAAGCTCATTATGCAAGTAAATTAGAAGCTATTGAAGACACATATAAATCAGACTTACAAGAAAAGAGTTC